GTAGCATTGGCACCTACTATGGTCTATATGTGAACGACGAGGGGAAAGCCCTCATGGGCAAAGCATATGGACTCTACATCAAGGACGACGACTACCTTTCTAAAATTGGTAAGATTGAGGCCTACAAAGAATCAATCAACGCACTTACAAGTTCATCAACTATTACCACCAACTGTGCATTGGCACCTGTACACACAGTGACCCTTGCCATTAACACACAATTCAACATTGCTAATTTGGGCACAGGTCAAACTGTCACCCTTATCATCACACAGGACGGCACCGGATCAAGGACTGCGTCGTTTGGCACAGACACCTCGACAGCGGTCAAGTTCCCAGGAGGAGTTCCAAGTTTAAGTACGGGTGCCGGAGACATTGATATTGTATCGGTGTTCAATGATGGTACCAATTATCTAGGCAATATAGCAAAAGATTACTCATAAGGAAATACCATGCCACTAGGAATCGCTCGATCAGTTTTAACAACGGCCCCTGCAGGGGTGGCAACAACAGCGGCCAGGGCTTTCTTCTCTGACAGGAGTATGTCATCCACAGATGTCTCCACATATCAGGCTGAAATGACTTCGGGAAATAGATTTGCAAACTCAAATATTATATCTTATGTCTACTGGATCAGAGCTCTGGATGCAGAAATAGGCACAAATAACTACAGACTAATAACCTATAATATAGCTAATGGTGGAGGTGGGTGCTGGATAACAGATAATAGTGGTACCAATTATGGATTAGGGTTCAACCTCTACAATGGTTCACTGAATATTGTTGTATTTTCAATGAAAACAGGCTCAACCTATGGTGATACAAGGTCAGCGTTCAACACTGGCTTCTGTGATGGCAATTGGCATTGTGTAATGGTGAGGTGTGATTATACCAACGGTGCAAAAAGGCACCTATATCTAGATGGTGAAGACCATTCTTCAAATAACACACCTGGATCAGCAGTGGACGCTCGCACAGGTACAAATACCAAATTGAATGACGTAAGATACGTATCACTTAGAGTCCTGGCCGCTAACGATATTACTGGTGGTTATGGAAATTTGAACCAAGATTTACCTGCCGCTGACACAGGACCTATATGGTTCTATGATTCAGATTTAGACTGGACTGACGCAACCACGCGTGGATACTATTATGATGCCAGCTACACAGATGGCTATGTGGATGGTGGTACAGATGGAACAGCTGGTGGTGGGAGCCAACCAGAACTTTATCTCTATCATTCAGCGTCAACACTGGTCAATGGAGGATCACTTTCACCAACAATCGCAACAGCCACCGCTGGCACAGGCACAATAACAATCCTCACAACCGCAGACGGACCTGGTTCAGGATCAACAAGGACATAAAATATGTGGAGAATAAATTGGAATATGGACACGATGCACACATTTGATACACAGCAAGAATTAATTGATTGGGTAAAATCAACAGCAGGCAATGAGTGGTATTCGATACCATTTCAAATAGAAGAACAGATTGATGGTGAATGGACTACTCCTTCATCTGACACCACTTTTAATTAATGATTACGGTGAACTAGTTCACCCTCCAGGATGGATCTGTACTTACAGATTCGTTATACCACACACACCACAAAACACCTTCGTTAAATTCGTTTAGATCTTCGAGCACGAGCACGAGCCATAGGACTCAGTCCTACTCGTATAATTCGTGGTATGGGTGTATTGTTCAATATGAAAGTGCAGGTGTGTTTATGTCCTGCAGGACATACTTCACGATAGCCTCTACCAAACTTATAACTGAAACATCTCCATGTACCTAATGAATCTATAATTTTTTGGATATCCTTCATGAATAGATGAGACAGGCACAATGGCATTAGTTTTAACGTTTGGAACGAACCTGTCTCATTTATATTTAGTATCAATATAAAAAAAATGGGTGTGTTCTGGTATACCCGGGACCAACTGCGTTAGTCCAAAAAGACTCGCGGACTCGTCTTTTTAACACTTCATTCTTGGCCTTTCAGGCCTACTTCCGCTCAAACTCAGCAAGACCATATGGAAGGCTTTGACTTGATATTGGAGTCATCAGATGGCAATATGTAAAATCTAAATAAAAAAAATAGATTCTACACACTGCCATCACTTGATACTTTCGTATCAGTATAAACTAAGATTTGATGAGAAAACGAATGTATTGAAAACTCAACTCCTCTACCCGGGTTTCCCACGGTAAGCGAGATTAATCTTGCGGCTCCATACAGGACAGACCAGTTTATTCCGTCTGTCCCAAGGTGGGGTCATTGACCACTATATTACAACCCACGTTATTTTCACTGTTAGAGACTTGATTGATGTCTTTTTTTTGCTTCCTAAGCAGTATTGCCTGATTTCTTTTTTGCCTTTGTTGTTGCCTTTGTTTGTCACGGAGTTGTTTTGTGCCTAATTGGGTGATGTCTGTGATGCCTATTTGTGCCTGCCAACGGCTTACTAACTGTTGCTGACGAGCAAACCTGGATTGTTGTACCTGGTTTATCTGTCTTTGTTGGGGTGTTAGTTTGAAAGCCATTGTAACATTATATATCTGATCAGTAAAAAAAGCAACCTCATATTGAGTCAAACTCAGAAAGATAGCTATTTTTTTCATTATAGATAAATAATTTTACTTTAAACATAGAAGTGCTGTGTGAGACTTACCAAGCCGTGCTCCACACTGTTTGATCGTTATAACACCACACAGCATTTCACTAACAAGAAAGAAACAATGGCAGACCACAAATCCACAATCAAAGACCTTTTAGGTGATGATTTCATCCAAAAAGCACAAGAAGCACACGCAAATTTAAAATCAGCTGAAAATCTATTAAAACTATTACAGGATCGAGATGACTTTGCACAAATAGTTAAACATTTTAGTAAAACACTATCACGAACAGTAATGGCTCAAATAATCGGACATGAAAACAACAGATTATTTACAGAAGCAGAAAACACGGTTATAATAAAAAAATTAAATGAATCAGTTGTTTTTATTAAAGACCATTATGCTGAGGGCAGTGATAAAGCAAATGCTATGCATAATTTAAATTATGTAGCAAACATGATATGGGAAAAAACCCATAATGCTGTCTTAAACACAGAAACGGGTGAATACGAGTTTATAGACTAATGACTGTAGATTATACTATTCACGAATATCAATTGGAAGATGTGGCAGAAATGATTGCTCTAGGTGCTGTAATGCATCGCGAAGGTGCTTATCATTATCTTCCATACCTACCAGAAAAATTACAACAATTAGACATAGACATAAGATCAGGAGATCGCAAATATGGTAATGGTTGGGTGGCCAAGATAGATGATAAAATTATTGCTATGTATGTGGCTTTTATCAATCATTATTTCTTTTGTGATGAAAAGATGGGCAGTGATTATTTTTTATATGTTGCTCCAGAATACAGAAATCGCTATCCCATGTTGGCTCCTCGTTTGATTAGACAAGCAGAAAATTGGGCAAGAGCAAACGGCTGTAAAGAATTTTCTCCAGCAACTTCGGTGATGATACACCCTAAAGTCAGCAAGGTCTATGAATTCTTAAAATATGATGTAATTGGAAATTTATTTAAAAAGAGGTTATAATATGACAAAAGAACACTACTACAATAAAAAGATACAGATAGGGCTGACCAAAAGCGGCAAGCCCAACTATTACTATGAACAGAACACAGATCAAAGGAATGCTTTGGCCGCACACATACTAACGGTTATTGGATTTTTCTCAGAAAGGACGGCAGGGTTTGAAGACGAACGTGATTGGAAAATCTACAACCAAGAGTCGGGCAAAGAGGTGCAATGGGCTACTGGCCAGCACAAACACAATCCCAGCGTAAGATGTCTATGGGCACAACTCACTCAACAGATAGCCAAACAGTATGCCGGCAATAAAGCCAGGATTAGCGAATATCAGATTGCAAACTTCAACAGAAGCATACAGGTAACTGCAAAGTTATACAACAGTCACATAACTGGAGTACACAAGATTACAGCAGATCATTACAAAATAGAAATGGTTGAGTTAACATTAAAAACAAGCAGTAATCCGTTTGAAGAACATTTCGTTTTTGCATTAAAGAATTAGAGTTACGTTCCCTGTAACTTTAATAGTGGTGTCCCGAAAGGGGCACCATCTATACAATATAAATAAGGTTGCTGTGAGTCCTACCATTAGCCATATGTTTGTACAACTTACAGCACAAACTTAATAGAAATAAAAAGGAAAATAACAATGTCAAAAAATAGAGTGGATCCTGAATGGACGGGCATCTTAAAAAACTTCGCAGATCAATATTGGGACAAAGAATTAAATGAAGCACACGAATTATTCAATGCTCTATATCCCAGCAGTGACGATACCGATTATATTAAAAAAACAACTTTTTTAGACAATGCTAAAAGAAATAAATTGCAAATGTTAAAAGCAATGGCACAATCTAAAAGTGGTGCTATACATCCAGTAGGTGCAAACAATATGCAAGAAAAGGGTGAAGCGGCAAAACTTTTGGAAATGGCACAAAAAAGAATTAATGCGGCAAATGAATAATGGAAAAAATACCTTTCAAGGTGTTTTTAGATACGCTTAATATTATTGCTGGTTACCAAACACCCAACTTCCATAAAGAAATAGCAGACTGGATTGAATCAGAAGAAGAAAATCCACGAAAAATTCTGCAGGTTTTTCGTAATGGAGGTAAATCCTACATCATTGGAGCATACGTTTGTTGGAAACTATTGACAGATCCCAACTGGACCTGTATCATTATATCAGCCAAACGAAATCTTGCATTAAGGAATTCACAGTTTATACGACATACTATTGAAACACATCCTTTACTACAGCATCTTAAATCAGATCTTTACACCTGGAAAACAGAAACATTCACAGTAGAAAGACCTATAATGCAACTTAACCCATCTGTTACCATTTCTTCACTGGGTGCTTCATACACTGGATTACACGCAACAACCATCTTGGCCGATGACGTGGAGACTTCAGACAACGTTATCAGTGTGGATTCACGAGCAAGGATCAAAGAACGAGTTGCAGAGTTTGGTAAAATTGCTAAGAATATTTTTTTAATTGGCACACCGCACAACGAGGATTCTGTGTATGACCATCTTGTGGATAAGGGATATACTCTTAAGAAAATTCCCGCTATCAGGACACGTAAGATACAACAGGAAGACAGCACAGAAATTGACGAGGAGTATCTGGCTTGGCCAGACCACCCAGAAGGTATGATGACCTATGAATGGTTAGAAAGACAGCGTCTAGAAACTACAGAGGGAGATTACCTATCCCAGTATATGTTGGTACCACAAAACTTATTTGATACATTGGTACAATTAGAAAACATTAGATATTACAACGACGAATTGGTTTGGAACAGCATAGCACAACCATGGGGTAATTTTATTACCACTTGTCATTTGGGCAAACACAACGTATCAAGAGTGTGTGCGGCCTGGGATGCGGCCACAGGATTAAAAGGTCGAGATGCTTCTGTGCTATCTATCTGTGCTCGAGATCAAGACGGTAATACTTTTGTCCATGACGTGATTACTCTCACAGCAGTGGATAAAGAAACTAAAGATTTTACAGGGCAGTGTCGCGAAATTATTTCTTCCTGTGCCAAACACAAGATATCACACGTGTTTGTTGAGGAAAACTTTTCTCAAACACTTGCAAATGAGTTGCGTAGGACTGCTCGTGAAATGAAAATAATGGTACAAGTAATTCCTAAATTTAGAAATAAAAATAAAATGGTGTTCATTGCTCAAATATTAGAGCCGTTGATTAAAGTGGGCAGGTTATTTGTTCATGAAAGAGTACGTGATCACTCTTTATTTTTAGACGAATTACAGTCGTTTCCACGTATGAAACACGATGACTGTATAGATGCTACAGCAGAATGCATCTCCAACTTACCGAATATTGCGGTGGATGTCACAAAGGTGGCTAAGGTGTTTAACCCGTTGCAAAATGTTGGTGCCCGTTTTAGGATCAATTGATCAACATTCTGATAAATAATTTGACTGACAGATTATTTATATCAATTGATATATATAATCACGCACACGCGAAAACACACGCACACGCGAAAGAGATTTTGAACACGATGAAAATTTATTCGAAAATAGTTTTTGACAAATACGATAACCTCATAGAATCTGAATCCAAAGAATATTCTGGACCTGTTTCTATGTGTGGAGGTAGAGGTGGATCACCCCCACCACCACCACCACCCCCACCACCACCATTTGTTGCTCCAAGTCCAACCACTTATAAATCAGCAGGCAGAGCATTAAAATCAGCATCAGGAGGCAGAGGTGTTTTAATTGAACAAGGACAACCATTAGGCATAGCACCGGGCCAACCAGATCTCGGAGTTGCAAGAAAAAATCTATTACAGGGGCAACAAGAATTCTCTGTAAATTTTTTAAGACTTTTAGGAGGAGGATACTAACATGGGTGGATTTATGAGCGGGCCAAAACAACCGTCTGCAGAAGAACAATATGCGATACAGCAAAGATTACAAGAACAAGGTGCTACTGAGTCAGCTAAAAAAGCAGAGGCAGAGAGACGTAGAGCCGCTCTAGAAGGAAAAAGAAGCAGAGGCAATAAAAGTCTAATAACTTCAAGAACAGGTGGACTGGGACTGTTAGGGGAAGACCCGATGGGTAATACTTTTGACACACTCTATCCAAAACAGTAATGAAAGATTTCATACAACGAGCCTATCGTTTAGCAAAAACTGAACGAGATAAACACGAATCGGAAATTTCTGAAGCGTTCTTATACACTCGTCCAAACAGAGATCTATATAGAAAAGACAACAGCACCACAGATAGAAGTAAGATATACGATTCTACAGCACCCGAAGGTGTACAAAATTTAGTATCAACGATTTTAAATTTGCTCATTCCGCAAAACCAGCAATGGGCTACTTTGTCTGTGCGAGAAGATTTAAAAGAAAGAGTAGCCAGCGATATTAAAGCACAATTAGATGTGGTCAACAGAACTGTGTTTAAAACATTACGTGATTCAAATTTTTATGTTTCAGCATCTGAAGCATTAACTGATGCTATTATATCAGGAGTAGGTTGTATTGGCACATACGAAGACAACAAAGTTAATTTTATAGCAATTCCATCATCACAATTATATTTTTTAGATAACCATAAAAACGAAGTGGACACTGTGTTTAGATCGCATTCTTTACCAGGACATTATCTATTAGAAACATATGCATCAAAATTAGAATCTTCCATGCTACAGGCCTGTCAAAAAGATCCTTTTAAAACACACAAAATTTTAGAGAGTTGTTTCCGACAACCCAACCAAAAAGATTACACATACGTGGTTCAATTGGAAAAAGAGGGTGTTATTTTAGAAGAAACAAAAATGCCCGTGCAGATGTTTACTGTGTTTAGATTTGGTAAAACAGTATCTGACATGTGGGGTGATTCACCAGTGAGAATGGCATTACCACACATCAGAGTCATCAATGAAGCACAGATGCTCTTTATGCAATCAGCGGCTTTTATGTCCATGGGTGCGTGGCAAGTGTCATCAGACACAGCAGTTAATTTTGGCAATATGAAATTGAGACCAGGAGACGTGGTAACAGTGGATCAACCATTACAAGCAATACCTTTTGCTGGTAATACCAACATCACAGAATCCACAATAAATCAACACAGAACCATGATACGTTCTATGCTGTTTAATGACGTTATACTCCCACCAGATAGACCCACATATCAAACAGCGGCAGAAGTGCAAATAAGACAAGCGGCCTTCTTTCAAAAGATTGGGCCATACGGTTTAAGATTAGAACAAGAATTTTTAAGACCATTAGTGGGTAATTTAATTATAAGACTGATGATGAGAGGTGAAATTGGAGAAATCCAAATAGGCAAAGAAGCATTAGAACTCGTAGTAAATTCTGCGGTAAAAAGAGGTATTGCTCTTACAGAAATTACCAGAGATTTACAAATACTACAACAACTATCAGCACTGGGTCCAAACGCAATATTGAATGTGGATCTACAAAAAATGGCTCGTAAAATTCTACGTGATGGTGATATGAGTCCTGAAGTTATAAAATCAGAAATGCAAGTACGAGATGAAATTGAACAGCAATCTCAACAGCAACAAAGTCAGCAGATGCTACAACTTGCACAGAGTTTACAGGAGCAAAATGCTCAAACTCCCACTGCTCTATAATAGCAGTAGATAAATAATTGCGAACGTAAATTAAACTAAAACAAAAAGAAAAGAATATGAGTCGTAGTATAACGCAACTTCAACAATTCTATCGTCAGATATTTGAATCCCCAGCTGGTAAAGAAGTGCTGGCCGATTTAGATAGAATCATCAATCAAACTCGAATAACATCGGATTCACCTAATCCATATTCCGCAGTGTATATTGTGGCTCAACAACATTTGATTCGTAGAATTAAGAATATGTGCAACGAAAAACATATATCTAACAACCACAACAACGACAACAAGGAGCATATATTATAATGGAACAGAATAACACAGTAGCGGCACCCACCACAGAAACAGCACCAGGAGCAGAACATCTCGTAGATATAACTGCTACAGAAACAGCACTAGTAGAAACTGTGCCTTCAGCAACTGAAATTGAAAATGGAGCATTGAGTAAAGATAGACCCGAATGGCTACCAGAAAAATTTAAAACACCAGAAGATCTCGCAAAATCTTATTCAGAATTAGAAAAGAAAATTACCAATAAAGTGCCTGAAAAGTACGATTGGTCTATGACTAAAGAGTTTGGATTAGAAGACGTAACTCCAGAGATAGATGCGGAAATATCACAGGTATTTAAAAAAGCCGGGTTCTCACAGGATCAAGTAAAAACAGCAATAGCGTTGTATTCTGATCAAATTGTTAAAATGCAATCACAGTTACAATCAGCACCTATGGTGGATATACAAGCAGAAGCAGGCAGTCTTAAGAAAATTTGGGGAACAGATTACACTGATCGTTTGGACACAGTGAGAAAGTTTGCAACCACACTACCAGAAAGAGTGCTACAAATGCCCTTGATAGACACAGCAGAAGGCATACAATTTTTAGAATCACTAATGGAATCGGGCAAAATGCCCAATCCAATCACCAGCACACGTGCGGCACCCATGCAGGATGTAAACACCGTGCGAGAAGAAATAAGAAATATGCGACTGGATGAAAAATTCAAACTGCCTCCTGGAGATCCAGTGGGTGAAATACATCGTCAAAAACTGTACAGTGTGTACGAACAATTAGATAGATTAGAGAAAAACGGTAGATAATGAAAATAGCGGATAGCCTTGATATCAAGGACTATGTCGTTTCTTTCAAAAATTTATTGAGCAACGACACCTGCGAGCAACTGATGAGTTGGTTACGCACACTGCCGGAGTCCGCAGACCCGTGGACAGGGTGGGCAGAGTCAGAAGCCGCAATAGGACACGACAGCAACGCTGTGACGGATCATAGGACCTGTCATTTCACTATGTTAAACGCTCAAAGAGCACCGAATTTTGCGAATCTCCAGCTGGCCTTAACTCATGTGAATGAACATTATCCTTTTCAGCATAATTCGCATTCTATAACAGGCATACAGGTGATACGTTATCAAGCAGGACACAAATTTAAAGAGCACATTGATCATTATTCAGGTGGATTACGCACTCTCAGCATCAGCATACTGTTGAATAATAATTTTACAGGTGGTGGTTTAAGTTTCTGGCAAGGCAGATATGTACCACGTGGATTCACACAAGCAGGTGATGCTGTGGTATTTCCCTCTAGCCTGTCATTCCCACATCAAATAGAGCCTGTTACCGGGGGTGAGAGATACTCTGTGGTGGTTTGGACACAATGAAACGACCCAGCAGAGATGTAATGTGGACTGTGTATCACACAGTGCTCGCTGTAGAACTTGCATTGGTGGTAATAATTCAATTAAGTTATGTGATTCATGTCTGGTAATGAGTTGATCCTGTTGCATTTGGGCATTTTGGTACTTTTGGGTGTTTTGGTCGGTTTTGGTACACCATTTTTTTGGTAATGGTAAAAACCTGGTTTTGGTACTCTATTTTTTTGGTAATGGTAAAAACCTGGTTTTGGTACACTATTTTTTTGGTAATTTAAACGAGAAATCAGAATTCTGGTATTACCATTACGAGTTGGTATTACCGAATCTGGTAAGGTCACTTGGTCACTTGGTCACAATGATCTGGTCCTAACCTTTCTGGGTTATATGCTGTCTAAATCGTTGATACTGCGGGCTATGTTGGAGCCGTTACGATTTACGATGGTTTGTATCTGTAGATCACTGGCTGATATCCCCTCCTTATCTGCTATGTCACGTAGCAACTGTTGAACGATCTTAGGGTGATGCGACTTAAGATTCACTGTCAAACAGCGTCTCTGTACAGCATCATCAATGTCCTTAATATGATTAGTGGTCATAACATAGGTCACCCTGTGCTGTGTCCGCTCAATGTTGCTTTTTAACCATTGCTGTACGTTGGGCACCATCTGGTCTGCTTCATCTATGAATACAACCTGTTTAGCAAACGGTGATTCTGTTAATACCCAGCTCATAGGCCCATCTATAAAATCAGTCAATAGTTTCTTGAACACTCGTACATCCTTGCCCGCGTCTGCTGTATCTACACGTAGTAGATTATGGTATGACTCGTCAATCTGTAGTGCTTTAAAGATGATTTCCATCAACGTGGTTTTACCCGTGCCTACAGGCCCGTGTATGATCACGTGTGGTAATTCCCCCCGTTTCAGCCATCGCTCGTACAACTGTAACGTTTCGCGGTTGGGGAACACGTAGTCGTGTTTCCATTGCGGTCTGTATTTTTGTATCAGCATCACTGTACCTCCTCAAACAGCATACTTGAATAGTCTGTTTTCTGCGGCACGGGTGCGGGTTTAGGTGCTGTATAACTGTCACCCATTACTCTTGCGGCTCGCTGTGTGAGTGTTTCTGCCTCCTTAGGTGCTTCCTTAGGTGCTTCCTTGGGTGCTTCCTTGGGTGCTTCCTTGGGTGCTTCAATCAACCTACAGCTCACTGTGTCTGTGTCAGCTTCAATCTTCCTGTGCCATAGTCCTGCCATAATCAAACGGGTGATCGTGGTGGATCTTGCCGTGTCTTGGGGGTATATCTGTGACAACTGTGTGATCTGCCGCTCTAAATAACGAGCGTACAGCACCCTACATTCTATTAAATCGTATGTGATCTCCCTCATCCTGCCAGCACCTCCTCGCGATGCGTGGCTGTGTGTGCGGTCATCACCCTGTGTCTAAAAGACTGCCAGCACACACCCTCAAATTGACCTAATATTCGCTGTGCGTGTAAGAAATGTAACAGTGCTAACTGTTCTAAATCCGCGTCTCCGAGGTGATCGCGGATTGCGGTTGTGTGGGGATAACGGTTGTTGTTGTTTGCCATTGTTTGCTCCTTGTGTTTGTGGTCGTTATAACAATTGTATTTATACATCCTGCTCAGAAACTCGTTTAAATGTGGCTTCTAACATAGGTGCGTACAGCCGCTATGTGTGACGGATCCCGCGGGTCGTAGGTGGTGTGCGACTCTGTGATCTCTATCCCCTCTACTGCCTCGTCTACCTCCCAGTGATCAGTGGGCACCCCCTCGTAGTCCTCGAGGCTCACGAGCTCATCATCCTCAAAATCATCCGCGTGAACAAAGTGATCAGGGAACTCAGCGAGAGTGGGTACCAGCATCACGTATTGATTCTCATATGTGGTGGTATAGCGTTTGTAAAATGTGATCAAACGAGTGCCCAGCGGTACAGCACCTAAATGTGCCAGCGTCATAAGTTTATCCTGTGTGACTTGTGTGTCCAATTCCCTCACGGTCTTATCGTGCGGGGTCTGTGGTTGAGCGTGTGTGAGCTCCGTGTGTGTGTTGCGAGATGAAGCTGTAGTGTGTGCCATTGTGTCTCCTATAGGTTGATATTGGGTCGTTATAACAATTATACTTATAAGTGCGGTATAAAGCAACCATTAAATGTGGCTTGACAGCCGTAGAACCTCGTGCTATAATAGTGCTATGATGCGATTCTTAATCTGTTTAATAATTTTAGGAGGTACAGGGTATCTACTGCTCACGTGGTTTGCTGTGAGTATGGGACTGCCGTAGGACCGCTGGATATCCGCTGTAGGTGAATACATCCATATACATCCATATACATCCATAGTAGGTGAGTAGGTGAGTAGGTGAGTAGGTGAGTAGGTGAGTAGGACACAACAGGACAGTAGGGCAGTAGGGCAGTAGGGCAGTAGGACTGTAAGGCACAACAGGA